AGTACAAAGGTATTGCACAAACCCTGCCACCACCGGAAATACAATCACTCCTTAATAGCCTGAGTGGAGGTGTCGTTATTGTACCGGCCGCGGGCCGCGTACGAACGATCAGCAGGGACCGGCTCGCACTCGAAGAACACCATCTGGCCGATGGGCATGCCGACCCGGAGAAGATGCGAGTGGAAACGGGTCACGTTTGTCAGCTCCAAGGTGAGAACGGAGCCGTGCCAGCCGGCATCTGCCCACCCAGCGTTTAGGTGTTCAAGGCCGATCCTTGCCATGCTCGACTTCAGCTTGTACTCGGCACAGATGTTGTCCGGGAGGTGAAAGACTTGCTCACTAGACGCAAGACAGAAATCCCCCGGCCCGAGCACGAAAGGTCCATCTGCAAGGAAAACCTCGTCAAACGACAAGCTTTCGCGCTTGGTAAAATCGACCAATCGCGGCCGATCCTCAATACCGGTCTCCACCAGGAGCTTCGGGCCGAGCGTGATGTCGATGGACCCCGCGTTGATCTGCTCGTGCTTGACGTTCGTGATCACACCCTGTTCGACCAACTCGCACAAACGGTTGTAGCTCAGTAGCGACATGCTTTACTCCTTTTTCTGGTGGCAGGCTGCTGTGTATTGAGTGAATACATACCCTTGCAAGACACTGATAGGGGCGATAACGGCCGCAATGATCATAGCGACCTCCGGGCCTTCCCGCAAAGTGCTCTCCGCGAATCTCGCAGCCCACTGGTACGCATCGTATGTCATGTACAGGGTCACGCCAAGGACCACGGGCCGCAACACACCCATGTCTCCCCATCTGCCCAGGTATTTGGTAATAATGTCCATGCGGGTCACTCCAAGAGGATGAAACTGTGAATGTCCGCCATCCGGAAGTCACGGACATCCTCTTTCTCGATGTCGATTGCGTGGAGAAACCAGTCAGTTCCTTTGTGGTACAGACTGGTCCCGAACCAGATACGAAGAGGCTGGATGATGCGTTCGCGGCGGACCCCTCGCCAGTTGGTGTATTCGATCATGACCTCGCGGCCAGTGCGTATAGTGTCCATGATTGCAATCGATTGCAAAAGTTAATAGACACGATCGTCGTCGTACCTTTCCGCACCATCGTACCGATCGTCTATCTTGGCTTCATCGTCTTCCGCCGCATCTACCCAGCTCGCTCGGCGGCTAACCATCGTAGTGTAGGCTCCGCATGCCGCATCGGCTACGTCCTTACTGTTATGCACGAACACTCCAGCGTCTAGCAGAAAATTCTCAGTTCCCGGCACCGTAAGGTCATACACAGGGACGGATTCTTCTAATACGATGTGCCTTACTTGTTTGATCTTCACGGTTTTTCCTATTAGAAAACTGTGACTGTAGTGGTTCGGTCAGTGCACGCTCTACGCTCCACCCCCGCTCCAGCCGTTCCCGTAGCGTACGTTTATTGAGTCCTAGCCTATCGGCCCATTCCTGAAGACACAACGACATACCGTCATACTCAATGACTCTACTGCTCGATCTATTTCTGCACTGCGTAGCGTGGGTAGCCCATACGCAGTTGCCGGGAGCATACGGCCCGTCATTGTTTTCTCTCTCCAATGACGCCCCGTCAGGACGAGGCCCCATATCCGCCAGAAAGTTATCGAACGAATCCCACCTCTCGCATACGACTATTCCTCTGCCGCCGTACCGATGATAGAACCTATGCTTATGGTTCATGCACCGCTGCCGCATAGCCCGCCACGCGGCGTACTCAGGTTGGTTCTGTCTGTAGTACATCGTTATCTCTCCAGAAGGAGATAACGATAGACCACCCTAGCCGATGCGTCAATCCTGCAGATCGTCGTCTTCGGTCAGGTACTGTGCCTGCTTATACTCTCCGCTCTTTAACAAGAACAAATGTTCAGGAGTACACCGTACCGCCCGCCCGTTCTCCAGCGTTACCTCTACAATGTCCTTGACGTATTTGGTAATTCTGGGGTGTTCGCCTACAGAAACATCATGCCCGTTGCTGTACGTAACGATAGGTATGTCCTTCCCGAAAGTGGCTGCATCTCCGAACGACACTGTCGAGCCGTCAGGCATGCGTAGCAACGTATCTCCAGTAAAACAGCCGTTAACGGGATGGTCTACGCGGTCCTTCGTTTCGTCGTACTCCAGATTGAACAGTTCGTCTATCAGGACGGGCTGGTCCAGCAATGCAATCCTGCCATCGTTGATCGCGTCACGGAACTGCTTGTACGGTACCGACGTTCGGTCCACTGACACCATACCTGTACGCATGCCCTGTTTCTTCCACTGCTGCATCGACTCCTTGGACTGGTAGCCGTCATAGGTCACAACCTTGATGGGGTACCCGTACTTATCCTTGAGGACCTTAACCCACGTCCGTAGTTCAGCAATGTCGATCTCGCTATTGGCGTCAGGCTCTACGGAAAACGCCATCTCCAGTGTACCTACGGGCAATTTCTCGATCACACCGGAGTCCCGCTCTATCTGCATCATCCCGTCGTAACGGACCATAGCCACCCCCGCCCGGTCACCCGTGATCGACAAGTCAACATGCACGTAGCGCGGCCGGCTAGGGTTCGTACAGTAGTGCCCCGGCTTGACAATGGGTAGCCCCTCCACTCCGAGGATAACGTTATCGTTGGTAAGGAAGGACTCCAGGCCGTTTTCCGTCCCAAGCTGCACGCATTCCTGAATCTTGAAGCGGCGGCGGAAGAACGGGGAGATGGAGTTCGTGGATATACCGCAAATATCGCGCAGAGAACCATGAGGGTCCCGAAGGAACGCATCCTTGTACTCTACGGGCACGTCCAGAACCAAAGAACCCTCCGGAACACGATCGTCATCCTTAAGCACACGAGTATCCTGGAGAACATCATTCCCAACCAGAACACGGAACTTCTCCCCGCAGAACCGGCTTTGCGGCACGACCTCATACTGTGCCTTGCGGTAGATATACACGTTCTTTTCGTTGAAGTTCTTCACTTGCTCGATGCGCTTGTCTGTGAAGTCTCCTTTGAACCGAGTAGAGGAGGAAGTACATACAATGCCAATCAACGGACCTTGCGAGGTGAAGCGCCCTTTCTTCCGCTTCGTCATCGCGTCATGGATGGACTGCGCTTGGTCGAATACACCGGCCCGCCCGCTGGTTACCTCCGCCCGCTTTGACTTCAGAACGATGTTCATGAAGTTGATTTCGTCGATGATGCCGCCGATGATCGCTTCCCCGAGAATAGAATCCGCGTCCGAGCCGCCCGGAACCACCCGGATGTTTTTGTCCTCGAAATACATCTCCGACTCGATCAGCTTATTGAGTCGTGCGTGCTTCTGGAAGAAAGGGATGTCCTCCACCATCTTGCGAAGAGGCATATACAGCACTTTCTTGGTGACATGAGGCTTCGCCGCTTGAATGGCGAACACGATGGAAGTGGTTTTCGGCAGACCATACACCTCCTGCGGCACGCGCAGGCAGAACAGGATGTGCAAATGGTAAAGCAGTGTGACTTTTGAGATTTCCGATTTTCCTGTCCCGGTACCACCGGCAAGAACTGCCTCCGCGTGTGCTGTAGGGCAACGAGTACCCTTCCACCAATCCCTATTGATGTCGATAACCGCCGTGCGTACTTCGGGCCACAGCGAGAGGTCGGTGGCACCAAGGAATTCCGGTGAGTCAATGAAGGTCTCGATGTCTACTGGAGGCTGTTCCAGCTTGGACATGAACTCCAGAAGGGAGCTATCTCCATGGTACGCCCGTCGCTCCACGGCGTAGGCGTACATTTCCCCGAACATTCTGTTGTCCATCGTAGCCGCAGCCTCTTTGGCTCGATCCACGATAGCTTGCGCTTTCCGCGTGACGGGTCCTCTACGAATCCGCACCTCCGCTGCCGTGCTCATAGCTCTACGTTCTCCCCATCCGCACTATCCGCATCCCCGTCATCCAGGTGCAGTCCTTTCTTCTCCGATTCCGCTTCCGCGAACAATTCCTCGGTCAGAGACAGCAGACGCTGGATGTCGCTTACTTGTCCTTCGCCCGCCGCACGACGGTAGCGCAGTACGTCATAGACCCCGGCTGCTTGCAGGAACCGGTGCTTGTCGTTCTCTGCGGCGAGCCCCGTCCGCATAGCCGCGAGTCGGATGGCAGAGGGTGTATCGTTCTTCGAGGCGATACGCATTGCCATGGCAAGCACTTCTTCATACACCCCACGACTGCCCCCCACGATGAGGTCGATGTCCAGCTCCCGCGA